CGGGCTGGCACTCGGGGCAGCCGCCCTGCCCGCCGTGGCGATGCCCAGCATTGAGCAGCAAACGCCGATTCAGTTCGATAACCGGCCGCCGCTCACCACCGCCAGCTCCCAGGCCAGCGGTTTCTCAATGGGCGATATCAACATCAACGTCACCCCCGCCCCCGGCATGAACGAACAGCAGCTCGCCCAGTACGTGGCGCAGGAGGTACAGCGCGCTCTCACCAACGCCCAGCGCGATGCCCAGGCGCGGCAGCGTTCGTCACTGCGCGACCTCGACTAACCGGAGAACTGATCATGCTCATGGCCCTTGGCATGTTTGTATTTGAAACCCGAAGCGTGCCCTACCAGGAATTAAAGCGCATCACCGAGTGGCGGCACCCCAGCCAATCCCGCGTGGGGCAGCGGCCCGCCTACCAGTTCATAGGCCCAGGGGCGGATACCATCACCCTCAGCGGCACCCTGCTGCCCACCTTCACCGGCGGCCGCTTCAGCCTGGATGAGATCCGCGAGATGGCCAACCAAGGCAACGCCTGGCCGCTGGTCGAAGGCACCGGCCGCCAGTACGGCCTTTGGGTAGTCACCCGCGTGGAAGAAACCAGCACCCACTTCTTCCGCGACGGTGCCGCAGAGAAGATCGAGTTCATCCTCACCCTCGAGCACGTCGACGATGAACGCACCGACCTGATCGGCCGTCTGGTGCTGCCCGCCATGGCACGGCTGGCCGGAGGCTTCGTATGAACGCCTATCCCAAAGCGAGCTACCGCATCACGCTGGACGGCACCGACATCACCCCGCGTATCAACGGCCGACTGGTGAGCCTCACCCTGCGCGAGCAGCGCGGGCTGGAAGCCGACCAGCTGGACATTACCCTGGCCGACCACGACGGCCAGCTCGCTATTCCCCCTCGCGGGGCAGAGCTGCAGGTGGCCTTTGGCTGGCAGGAGGAAGGGCTGGTGGATAAGGGCCGCTTTACGGTGGACGAAGTGCAGCACACCGGCACGCCGGACCAGCTCACCATTCGCGCCCGCTCGGCGGATATGCGCGGCCAACTGCCCGGCAAGCGCACCCAGGGCTGGCATGATGTGACGCTGGGCGAGATCGTTACCACCATTGCAGGCCGCAATAGCCTAGAGCCGGTGGTGGCCGCCGCCCTCAACGGTATTCGCATTGGCCATATCGACCAAACCGATGAATCCGACCTGAATTTTCTCACCCGCCTGGGCGAACGGTACGACGCCATTGCCGCCATCAAAGCCGGGCGCATGCTGTTCACCGTGGCCGGACAAGGGCTAACGGCCAGCGGCCGCGCCATGCCCGCCATCACCCTCACCCGCCGCGACGGCGACCAGCACCGCTACAGCGTGACCGACCGCGACGCCTACAGCGGCGTAAAAGCCTACTGGAACGACACGCGAGGCGCCGCGCGCCACACCGTACTGGCAGGCACCGACGAAAACGCCAAACAGCTACGCCCCACCTACGCCACGGAAGACGACGCCCTGGCCGCCGCCCGCGCCGAGTGGCAGCGCATCCAACGCGGCCTGGCAGAGTTCGAGCTAACGCTGGCATTAGGCCGCGCCGACCTGCTGCCCGAAACCCCGCTCACGCTCGCGGGCTTCAAGCATCAGATCGACGCCACGGCCTGGCTGGTGAGCGAGGTCACGCACTCGCTGAATGATGGGGGATATACCTGCAATATCAGGATGGAAACGCAATGAGAGGTGTTAGTTACAAATACTCATTAAAGGAGGGATATAAATGAACCTACTGAGCCTATGGCCGCAATTATCAAACCTATTACTTGCATTCGCTTTGAAAATTGCCGGTCTTCCTCAGCTTTCTGGTCGTTCTCAATCTGAGCTTTTAATAGCGCATCACTATTTTTAGCTTGCCGTTCCTGATGCTCGTCACGCAGCCTCTGTTTCTCTCGTTCTTCAGCTAGACGCTTGTTCTCTTCCTCAAGATACCTAAATGGGTGGGTATCTATCGGTATTGGCAAGGTAGCTTTGAAAGTTGGTTCAAGAATAGGGGCTTGATGGGTTTCGAGTGCATCTTGAACACTATAGCCTAGCAAGGCATCTCTAGTAGTATTGCCATTTACTAACTCTTGATGTTGTCTCTCCATTTCTTTTAAAGCACTTCCGACCGTGCCTAACCTTAAATTATCCTCAGCATCAGCTCTTAGGCGCTCCATTTCCTGGAAAGCACTTCCAATGGTACTACTCCCTAAGGTATTACCAGTCTCCGCATGTAAGCGTTCAATCTCATTTTGTACGCTGTTGATGGCTTCCCACTCATGCTGCTTTTTAAACTCTTCGTTTTGCCGATTAATCTCGTCTAAAACGTAATTTCCACTTCCAAATGTTCTATCAAGCACAGAATGCTGTTGCTGATATGCTTCAAATACCGTATTTCCTAAAGCCCCACGCATCATTTCATCATGTCGCTTTTGCTGCGCTTCTATTTCATCAAGCACGCTATGGCCACTAGTAAACTCGCTGATATGTGGCTTCCGCATTAACTCTTTTGAAAAGTGCTCAGCGGCCGCCCTGCACAGAATCATATCCAGGTAATGCAGCTCTTCATAAGCACGAATAAACACACCTCGTGGGAAGCCCATTGCAAAGTAGGAAAGGGGCACAGGCGTCAGGTGCACTTCTTCATTAGCATTCACCAAGAAGGAGATTCGCTCAGCGGGCGTCAGAGACGGCACCCGCTCAAGCTTGCCATCTTTAAGCACTAACCCTCTCAACTTAAGCATGCATCCCTTACCCTAATTGAAGCCGCTGGAGAAAAACCCCCTACCATTTTATGGCCGGGGGCATAGATGCCGCAATCTTCTGGCGAAGCGATCCCGCAACGCATGCTTTTTGGCGACACTTTCACTATGGCAAATTTTCTTAGGCCATGATGTAAGCCATCAGCTACAAAACCTGTAAGCGATCTCCTACAACGCCCAACACCTTGCCTGCCTGACCACCACCCCACGAAACTGCGTCGCGGTGATGAAGCACCCTTCCCCACCCGTGGGCGGCAACAGGCGGCAGCGGCTGCCCACGCGCTGGGTTTTGAATAATCGGTACTCGCCCTCTACCTCCGCCACCACCAGATCTTCGTGGCCATACGAACGCGCTTCGTCCACCACCAGCACGTCGCCTTCCATCCATGGCCCACCGGGGTGCGCCTCTTCGCTGATCTCCACCAAAAAACAGGTCGGCGGAAATTTTCGCCGGTCCATCTCCGCTACCGCGGGGTGCTCCACACCCACCACGGCAGGCCCCAAGTAGGTCACTCGCATGCTGTTGCCATGTGCTAGCTCCATATTTAGCGACGGTTCTTAAAATTTGACGGTCGCTTGCCAAGAACCTAATACTGTATATACAACCATATTTTTGCAATGCATTCTTAAGGCTGGCTAACCACCCCGGCTCACCAGCAGCAGGCCTGAATTACGCCACCAACGTGATACACTGTTGATCAAAATCGAGTAGCGCATGGCTGTCGCCATCGCTGCTCGATCGTTTTATTAGTGAGGATATTATGGGTCGTTTCACTTCCCTTGAAATGTGTGCAGGCGCGGGTGGGCAAGCGCTGGGCATAGAACTGGCTGGATTTGGCCATGAAGCACTCGTGGAAATCGAGCCACCCGCCTGTGCCACGTTGCGGCTGAATCGCCCGCAATGGGACGTCAAGGAAGAAGACTTGCGGCTTTTCAATGGGCTTCCCTACTTCGGCGTCGATTTGGTCGCAGGTGGCGTTCCCTGCCCCCCTTTTTCTAAGGCTGGCCAGCAGCTCGGTGAGGCAGACGAGAGAGATCTTTTCCCCGAAGCAATCCGCCTAGTGGATGAGTGCCGCCCTAAAGCCGTCATGCTTGAAAATGTGCGTGGGCTTATGGATGCACGCTTTGATGACTACCGCCAAAAAGTAGAACATCAGCTCAACGCACTCGGTTACGAAACCGGTTGGCGGCTTCTGAATGCATCGGATTTTGGCGTTTCTCAATTACGCCCCAGGGTCGTCTGTGTAGGCATCCGCAAAGAGCTGTCAGAGCATTTCTCGTGGCCCGAACCATTGAAAGTCGCGCCACCCACAGTTGGCGAGCTATTGCTCGACCTTATGAAAGAAGGTGGATGGGAAGGTGCTGAAGAGTGGGCTAAACAAGCAAATACGATTGCCCCCACTTTGGTAGGCGGCTCTAAGAAACACGGCGGCCCTGATTTAGGCCCCACACGGGCGAAAAAAGCATGGGCTGCTTTGGGTGTGAATGGTCACGTCCTGGCAAACGAGCCTCCAGAGAAAGGCTTTGTGGGTATGCCGAAGCTTACCCCCAAGATGACGGCCAGAATTCAAGGTTTCCCCGATGACTGGGAAATTTTCGGCAAGAAAACGGCTGCGTATCGTCAAATTGGTAACGCTTTCCCTCCCCCCGTGGCGGCAGCCGTCGCCTCACAGATCTTTCACGCACTATCGGCTAAACGTATTTACAAGGTGGCGTAATGGGAACAGCGGCAGAATTTGGACAGCTACGGAAAGCCTTTCATGCCGAATTGCTGAAAGCGACGCTGACCACTAACGAGAAAGGCGTGGTCAGCAACGCCGATAGCAGTAACCGAACCAGCAAAGCTATCGCTAAAGGCATCGCAGACCTATTAAAAGCGGAAACCATTGGCGAGCGCATTGCAGGACAAACATCTGGTAACCAGTTTGAAACTATCTGCGCTCACTTTGTCGAAGCAGCTTTCCTTAAGCTTCAACACCTTCGGCCAGGCACTTGGGATATTCATCAAGTCGGTGGCCGCAACCGCCTTGAAATTGCACGCTACGAGCAATACGCCCACTTGGTAGCGTTGGATAAAGCCGCAAAGGCAGATAGCGAGCTTGCCGCGGCGCTAGGCAGTGATTACACCATCACGCCGGATATCGTCGTAGTGCGTGAAGCCGAAGCCGACGAGACCATTAACCGCCATAGCCACCTGGTTGATGATGAGGTCACCACGTTATCCAGCCTTCGCAAGCAAAATGGCGGGCTACCACTGTTACATGCGAGCATTTCCTGTAAGTGGACGATCCGCAGCGATAGAGCCCAAAATGCCCGTTCGGAAGCGCTTAACCTGATACGCAATCGCAAAGGCAGACTGCCACACGTGGTGGTCGTCACTGCAGAACCCACCCCAAGCCGACTCGCCTCAATCGCACTTGGCACTGGTGATATCGACTGCGTTTATCACTTTGCACTCTATGAGCTGCAAGAGACATTAGCGACGCTGGGCATGGACGATGCGGCGGATCTGCTAGCCGTGATGGTAGACGGTAAGCGTCTGAAAGATATCAGTGACTTGCCGCTCGACTTAGCAATCTGATATTAGCTCAATCCAGCGTATCCATGATGGCCACCATGGACGCCCTGAACGAGAAGATGGAAAAAGGCACGGTACGCCTGGGCCTACCGGAAAAGAATGCCCCCTGGCACCTCCGCTGCGCGAACCGAAGCCCGCGCTATACGACGCATTGGGATGAGCTGATGCGGGCGTATACGGATGAGGGGGCGGCTAGGAGACATTCAAAGTCAAGGTAGTATGCTTGACTAATTATAGAACGGAACATTTGTACCGAAAGGCACGTTCAATTTCATCTAACAAGTCGTCTCTAGCGTTCAATATACCCGCAATCTCAATCGTATAATAGTTAGGTGGAGATGAAGAGGTTTTATTATTCCCAAACGAATTAACACCAGTGATACTTTTCTTGTGACCTCTAAGATGATATTTCAAAGACTCCTTTTCATTACTGGAAAAGGGCAATCTATCAACCCTTCTGTTTAAAGATTTAAAAGATAACACTATTTTTGCTTCTAACGATCTATCTTTTTTGCCAGCATGATATTCGACACCATAGTCAGTTATTTCAAGCACCTGCGCAATCACCTCATCAACAGCACTTCTAAGCTCTTTCCTAAACTCTCTTTTATTATTTTGACTATTTACGACAATCCAGCCAAGTATAATAAGCAGCAACGAGATAAAGCTTGTAAAAACCCTAAAACCATCTAAGCCATTTACACCAAAAAAATCAAGCATCCTTGGCTTCCAACATTGCATCATTTATATAGCTTTCAATCTCAGATACTAAAAAAGGATCTTCTTCAGAAACAAACTTGAATCTTTTTAAAATATCCTGATCTTTAAAAAGGCCTGTCCTTATAAGCCCACCAAACGACTCTTCTAAAAATGAAGACCCGTAACCAAACCCACCATCAAAAATAATTTTCACGTCTTCACCACTAGCAAGGGCTGGCATTAAATGCTCATTCCTAAAAGCCTCGCCACTAAACGGCCCCTCATCGACGTATCTTCCAGCAGGAAAGGGCGAAAAGTCTTTTGCTATATTAATAACTTTCATTACGATAGCCCTATAATAAGGCGTTTTTTCAATAAGCACATTCTAGCTCCTTCTCCTTAGAACCAGAACCCATATTTTCAGGTAAAGACACTCGCCACCCTACAATAGTTCCACTCATGCTACTAGAATAGTCAATTGTTTCTGTTTCACCACCACTTTTATACCTATATCCACCACAATTACTTAATATAAACATTTCTCCCTCACTACAAGAATCCACTGTTTCAACTATTTGGCGCAATCCTTTGCCACGATAGGACTTGTGTGTTCTTGTAACGCTATCGATTACAGCCTCTTGAATAAGCTTAGAATCGGTTAATTTATTTCCAAGTAGATACATAAGCGCTTCAATTAGACTCGGCTTTGTTTTTGGCAGGCTATCTGGAATGCCCACACCCAGATCGCAAAGCACAACTGTAAGCTGTCCATCAACCTCTTGCGAAAAAAGCCACCAAGGCTTAGTTCCCATACTAATATCAATACCGTCTCTTCTATTACCAATATAAGCGTGCTGATTGGCATTGGTCATTGCCTCAGACATTCCCTTATAGAGCTGTATTGAAAGTGAATTAGCAATCCTACCCTTATACTTACTTAAAATATTTCCACAGTTTTCACCATTGACATTTTCACCATAAGCCGCGAGCCAACTGTACACATCTTTTCTTTTCTCTTCAGGCGCTCGTGGAATACGGCATTTAACTAAACTGGTAAATTCTATTTTCTTAAAAACCTGTGCTACAACCTGGTCTATTGGAGCTGTTGACCTAATATCAATATAAGGAAAACGCTTTTTAAGCTGAGAAATCTCCGCATAGAGATAAATCATGCCATCAGCAACGACTTTATTAGTTTGCGAGAAATCAATCCAGATATTGACTTTACCGTTAAGAATCAACCTCCTAATACTTTTAACAAATGAAATAAGCTTTTTCCTGGGATCACTCTTCACCAGAGACAAATGCTCAGGACCAATTAGAATAAAATAACCACGCTTCTTTGACCTTTCCTTATTAGCTAAAGTATTTCTTCTTTCTCTTAATGCTATAGTATCTTTGGACTTTTTTAACAAATATTTTTTTTGACTGGACGATAACTTTTTCATAAATCAAATTCCCTTTTAATTATTAGTAATTCAAACCACTCTCCCAATCCGAATCTCACACCGCCCCAAGATTTCCACATCGTGCATATCTTGCGGTTTGATCATCTCCGGCTGGTAATGCTCGTTATCGCTAATCAGATACAGCGCTCCGCCCGCTAACCGCTGCACCCGCTTAATCCGTCTTTCTCCACTCACCAGCAGCAAGAACACACCCTCCTGCTTAGGGTCGCGGTTGCTGCGATCCACCAGCACCCAGTCGCCATCGTCTAGCGTCCCAAGCATCGAGTCGCCCCGTACCTTAACGCCTACCACTTGCGCAGGGTCGAGCCCCTGCTCCGCTAGCTCTGAGCTGGAAAAATATAGTGTGGTCTTTACCGGCTCGCCTTCAAAGCTGCGGCCAGCGCCCGCTGCCGCTTCAATGTCGTACATCAGCACCGGCGAGAGATCTGGACCGGGTTCGGTCATCGGCAAGCCTAAAGGCTGAGACTCTGGTACCGAACGGTTTCCAGTGAGCACGTATTGAACGTCTACTCCCTGAGAAGCAATCGCAGTCAGATAGTCCGCTTTTGGGCTGCGTTGATCGCCCTCATAGAGCATTTGAGACTTTTTAGTCACTTGGGCAAGGTCACCAAACTGGGTTTGTGACATTCCCAGCCGCTCCCTCTCCTCGCGTAGCCTTTCACCCAATGAAACCATTTAGACCTCACAACTCTTGACATGGAAACCAAACGGTACCATTCTGTTTATGTCTTTCACTTCGATACACATAGCAAAAGGAGCCACTGCCATGGCCGCACCTGCCGATACATCAACACTTTCACGATCTCAAACTGCTTTGGCTGGCCGCGTTTTAGCGGAAGCCGTAGGCGATCTAGCTAGGCAAGGCCATAAGGGCAAAGACCTAACCGAACGAGCTACAGGCCTAGCTACCTCGCTTGTAGCTGGTCTTAGTCAGCTGACTTCTTCGACTTCAACGTCTTGTAGTACTCAGTCAGCTTCTCGTGAACACCAATGATGGCTTCAGCAATTTCAGCACCGCTTTCGCGGCCAGTAGTTTGCGTTTCGGGACCATAGCCAAATACCTGTGCCTTGCAGAGCTCAACTATCACCTCGTGCGCTGCCTCTTCAGGGCTATAGACCGGATCTTTTAAACGCTCAATCGCCATATCACGTCCTCCTGGGACATTACTGAAACGTAAGGAACCACTGCCATGGTCACCATCATTGCCACGATCATCTTGCCGCCTTCCCCCACCGTGCTGTTTCGCGGGGTGGAAGTGAATCTGGACCGCTGTTCGCCACGTACCCGCCGCACCATTGAAACGGCGCTGCGCCAGGGCACGGATAAACCCAACCCGCTGGCCGATCTCGAAGCGCTGGAAGAGCGCACCACCGCCCAGGCGGTGAGCCAGCTCGCTGCCACGATGCTGGCCCAAAACGCGCCGTTTGAGCAGGTGGAAGACGCATTGTGCGAACTGCGCACCCACATGGATGAGCACTTCCTGCAGCGCAAGCTGGTGCGCTTGTACGAGCGCTAAACCGCTGCGGCCAAAGTTATTCAACCTGATACGGAAGCCTACCCCATGACCTCGACCAACGCCATTGCCCCAAAGCCAATTTATGCCCCCAAAGGTTGCACCAGCACAGTACTGACGCGCATGACCGAAGACGAACGCGCCGACCTGGAGCGCATCGCCGAGCTGGAAATGCGCTCGCTCTCGGCCACCGCCCGCATGTTGCTGCTGCGCGGCATCGCTCAGTACGACCAAGACACGCTGAATGCCGAATGACCCTGCTTGCATAAGGATGTTTGCCATGTACCAGGACCCCAAACGTGTGCGCACCCGCTACGCCGCTCTCAATTTGGATCAGTACGAGGCCCAACTGATCGATGCGCTGGTGGATTACACCGGCATCGAGCGGGCATCGCTGCTGCGCCAACTGGTGCTGAAGGAAGCACTGGAGACGCTGGGCGTTGCGGAACTCTCTACCCGCACTGTGCCCCAGCAGGCGTCGTAAAGGCAGGGCTTTTTGAGGCCCTCAAGGAGCATTGAAGTATGGCTGACCAACCGGCACGCAGCGAACGCCTCCCGCTGAACGCCCAGCTAGAGGCCGCGCTGCAGCAGGTGTGTGAACAGCAGGATTTAACCAGCCTGGACGACGCCGCCGAATGGCTACTGCGGCGGCGGCTACGCAAAGGCACCCAAGGGCTCACCGGCCGCGGCCGCGCCCTTTATCCGGTAGGGAGAAACCATTGATGTCGACCGCTTCCAAGCACCGTATGCCCTGCCCCCACTGCGGCCACAACATGCGGGTCCGCAAAAGCCAGGCGCTTACACCGGTGTACCGCGAAGGGGAAGTGGAATGCCGCAACGTGGATTGCGGATTTCGGGGTAAGGCAGGTTTTGAAATTCTCAGCACATTAGCGCCTAGCGATATACCGAATCCCAATGTGGATCTGCCCTTCGCCCCTCGCTTACTCAGATTGATAACCCTGGCACTTAACCGACAGGTCGCCAACGACGAACACTACGAGGAATCAGCGGATGAATAAGGTCGCCCATTTACCCCGTCCCCCACGGCCACAAACCGACCGCGCAGGCTTTGGCGCCTTACGTGCGGAACTGCACAGCCGCGCCGCCGACCAGGACCTCATTCAGGTGTGGGCCGATCTTCCCCACGCCGAGCGCCGTTTCGTGTTGAAAAGCGCAGGCCTGCAGGAAGATGCCACCGTGCAAATCCGCCAGCTTGCCAAGCCAGAACGGGAAGCTGTTCGGGCGGCGATTCACCGTATGAGCCGCTACGCCAGCGGCCTGAAAGACCAGCTCAACCAACGCACCCAACACCCTAGCGCGGAACTGGCCAGCCACGCCCGCCAAGCCATCGCGGAAGGCAACACCAAAGCGGCTCTGCACTGGCTCAGCCTGATCGAAAAGGGGGTCGCATGAACCTGGACACCACCATGCACAGCCTCTACCTCGTAAAGGCGCGTTTCGATTACCTGGCCAAGCAGCTGGAGCAAGCGGGCCACCGCATGGCCGCCGAGGAACTCAAGCGAGAGGCGCATCACTTCGGCTGCCAGCTCACGCAAATCGAAAGCGTACTGGTGGACTACCGCATCGACATTGCGGCGGTTCAGATTCCCCCTGCACTGCCGCGCTTTATCGGCGTGGATATGGCGGCCGTGGGCAGCGAGCGCACTGTGGTTCAAGAGGTAACCGCGTGAGCGCGTTAGCCCTAGCCTTTCAGCACAGCTCTGGCACCCAGGATTGCTACGCCTTCCTGCAGGCGCACTTCGAGCGCTTGCCGTCGTTGGCCAGCCCGTTAGCCGATGGCTATGTCCATGTATCAAAGCGGCATGGTCACGCTGCAGCTAACCGCTGGCTACGCCGCCACGCGCAAGATCTCATCGACCCGGCCAGCATCTACCGCCGCTTTTCAGCCATCGCGGAAGACTTAGAGCGTGGCTTTAACGCTCTGGTGAAGCGAGCCTCCACCACTATCGACGGGCTGAAAACCGCATGCGAGTGGCTGGACAGCGTTCAGGATCGTTTGGTGGTGCACGGCCTTAACGTGACCCATGACGATGAAGCGGTGATCAACCACGCCCAGGCGCAGGCCACGGCGCTGGAACGCGAGCGCAGCAAGCTGATCGGCGGCATCGCCGAGCATAACCGCCGCCTGCGTTTGGGCCTGCTGCCGCCCCCGCTCAACCTGAAAACGCCTAAGGCGCGCACCCTTTCCGGCCAAGCGCGTGAAGTGGCGCTGCAAATCGCCACCTCACGCAACCCGTTAAGCCCGCCTCTGGGCATCATTCCATTGATGGCGGTTTTCCGGTGGCATCGCGCCCCGGTGATGTGCCTAGCCGTCGTCAATGAAATGGCGCTCGAAAAGGCCCGCCACCGCGCGCGCCTGCATGGCATTAACCCGCCTAGCCTCAAGCTGAAAAGCAGCGTTCAGCTCGCCAAACTCACGGACCCCATTTGGTGGCGTCGGCAGTTGCGCCGCCTGGGCGGCCGCCGGTTAGAGCAGGTGCAACGTGAAGCGCATCGAGTGCACAAACGCGCAGGCATTTACTGCAGCAACGTCACGCTCGATCGCCGCCGCGCTCAGAAGAACCGCAACCGCGCGCTGCTGGAAGCGCTGGAAGCCATCAACCAGGAAGGCCAAGTGTACACGCTGGCCGAACTTGCCGAGCTGGGCTTATCCAACCCCGACCACCGCCGCGCTGAATTGATGCTGCGCATCAGCGACACCGAGGCGGAGTCTCGCCGTATGGGCCACGTGGGCATGTTCTACACCATCACCGCGCCGTCGCGCTTTCACCCGGTGCTTTCCAGCAATAGCGCCCGCAATCCGAAGTATGACGGCAGCACCCCGCGTGAGGCGCAAGCCTACCTGCAGCAAGTATGGGCACGCACGCGGGCCAAGCTGGCGAGAGAAAACATCGGCGTTTACGGCATCCGCGTGGTGGAGCCCCACCACGATGGAACGCCTCACTGGCACTTGCTGATATGGGCCGCGCCGGAACACGCCGACACGGTCACCGAGATTCTGCAAAGCCATGCAGAAGCGGATTCTCCGGAGGAGCTTTATAACCGCCGGGGCGATAAGACGAACGCCCGCTTCAAGGTCGAGCAGATCGACTACCGGCGTGGCACCGCCGCTGGCTACGTGGCCAAGTACATATCGAAGAACATCAACGGCGAGCAGTTCACCCGCGAAGGCGTAGCCAACGACGACAAAGACCGCTATGGCCATGAGCTGAACAGCGTGGCGCCGCGCATTGAATCCTGGGCGGCCGTGTGGGGCATTCGTCAGTTTCAGTTCGTCGGCCTGCCCAGCGTCACCGTGTGGCGTGAAGTGCGCCGACTCAACGAAAAGCACATCGACGAGCTAGCCACTTGGGAAGCCGCCACCCGCCCCGAGCGCCGCGTGGCGGATCGCCTGCACCAGATCCGCAAGGCCGCCAACGCAGGCCAGTGGGACCAGTTCTTACGTTTGATGGGCGGCCCTAACCTGCCCCGCAAACAGCGCCCCATTAAACCCTGGACGATGCCCCGCGTGGATCTCCAACAAGCCGAATTCAGCCACGCCACCGGCGAGGTGCGCCAAGGCATAGAAGCCAAAGGCCGCCACGGCGAAAACAAACTGGGCACTTTCGGCATCGTCGTCTCCGACGGCCGAGGCAACGAACACGAATACCTGACCCGCTTTTACAAGTGGGAAGTGCGCAGTAAAGCGCAGCGCCACCAGGGGGTTTCGGGAGGCGGCGAAGCCGCGTCCCCTTGGACTCGTGTCACTA